GCTTGGTTTGCGCCAAGCCATTTGATAAAAAAAACAAAGAGCAAGTAATGTCTTGGTCTGTTGTTGTTAAAAATGAAAAAAATGAAGTTAACTTATACTGCGATGTTTGCTGGGATAAAGCAGCCAACATTGTTAATGATTTTAAAAAACGAGTGGAGGAAAGAAATGATCATTGAGTATACAAGAGTTAGAGAAGAAGCAGTGCCACCGACAAGAGGCAACCCAAGTGATGCTGGATTAGATGTATTCTTTAATCCAGAAGACGGCAAAAGCATTACCCTAACACCAGGGTCAAGCGAACGCTTCCAAACAGGACTTCGCTTTGGAGTTCCTCACGGTTATATGCTTCAAGTAATGAACCGGTCTTCTGTTGCAGCAAAGCGCAACCTTGTTGTTGGAGCACACGTTGTTGATTCTGGCTATGATGGCGAAGTATTTATTGACCTTCATAACATTGGGAATATGAACCAGACAGTTGAAGCAGGCGCAAAGATTGCCCAGGTTGTTCTTGTTCCAGTCGTAGCTTTCAGGGCATTAGAAACAAACTCTGGAAACCTTTATGACTGGTATCCTATTACAATTTCCGACAGAGGAGAAGGAGCCCTTGGGAGCACAGGCGAATGAAAAGTTTAGTTCCACCCGGAGGTTATTTAAATGAAGAAGCAGTCAACCACCCGCCACACTATAACTCTGGCAAGATTGAAGCGATTGATGCCATTGAAGATTGGAACCTTGGTTTTCACGACGGAAATGCGCTTAAATATATTGCGAGACATAAACATAAACAAAACCCTTGCGAGGATATTGAAAAGGCTATCTGGTATCTCCAAAGACACCTCGAAATCTTAAAGGCAAACAATGATTGAAGTTATGAGCCCGTCCGATTGGACAAGAGAAAATAAAATGAAAGAAGCAGTATCATTTGATGATGTTCTACTGGTTCCTCAATACAGCGACATAGAAAGTCGCTCCGAGGTAAACATTAACAGCGACCTAGACGACAACATCACCCTTCACCTTCCTATTATTTCCAGCCCTATGGATACAATCACAGAGTTGGCTATGGCTCAAGAAATGAGCCGCTTTGGAGGACTTGGCATTATCCATCGTTATAACTCTATTAAAGAACAAGCAGAGATTATCGAAGAAGCCGTTATACAAATGGTTGATAATCCAGCCGCTGCTATTGGCGTAACAGGGGACTTTATGGAAAGAGCCAAAGCCCTTGTTGAAGCAGGAGCAAAAGTTCTATGCGTTGATGTTGCCCACGGTCATCACATTATGATGAAAAACGCCTTAGCCAAACTTAAAGCAGAGTTCGGCAAACAAGTTCACATTATGGCTGGTAATGTCGGCACACTAGAAGGTCTTAACGCATTAGCCGAATGGGGTGCTGATTCTGTCCGCTGCGGCATCGGTGGAGGTTGCTTCACTGCTGGAACATTAGTAAGGACGACCAAAGGAGATAAGGCGATAGAGCAGGTGGAGATAGGAGATGAAGTTTATACACACACGGGCAACATTCACCCCGTAGTTGATACTTTATCTTTTGATAGGGACGAAGAAATCGTCGTAGTAAATGGTATAGAAACTACTATTAACCACGAGTTTTATGTTGTAAACAAAACTGACTTTGACCTTATAACTGATGAAAACATTGGGCACTACGCTTACTGGATTGAGGCAGAGCACCTTGATAAAAGCAAGCATTTATTAGTAGAAATCGCATAAAATCAGTTAAAGAAGCCGTCGAAGCGGCAGCAACCTAAAACTATAAAGGAACGAAGGCAATGAAGTTTAAACTAAAAGAGATTGAGACATTAGAGAGAAAGCACCACAAAGGAAAGGTTTATGACTTAACAGTTGCGGAGGATCACTCTTATACTATTGAGGGGACAGTAGTTCATAATAGCATTTGCTCTACACGCCTTGTTACAGGACACGGCGTCCCCACATTACAAAACATTATTGATTGCGCTAGAAGTCACCACGATGTAAAGATTATTGCTGACGGAGGTATTAAGAAAAGCGGAGACATTGTAAAAGCTCTTGCTGCTGGTGCTGACTTTGTAATGGTTGGCTCTATGTTCGCAGGAACAGACGAAACCCCAGGACAGGTGTTTACAAGCCAATCAGGCAAGAAGTATAAAGTATACAGGGGCATGGCTTCAAAAGACGCTCAAACGGACTGGAGGGGCAAATCTTCCACGCCAGAGGGCATTTCAACCACGGTCGCTTATAAAGGTTCAGTCAAATCTGTTTTAAAAGACCTAGACGGCGGCATTAAAAGCGGACTTTCTTATACAGGAGCCAGAAATTTGTTTGACTTGCGAACAAAAGCACAGTTTATCAAGCAAACAAACGCAGGGCAACAAGAAAGTTTTACTCACATTCTTATGAGGAACAAATAGTGGGAAAAGCAAAGTATCCACCTCCTCCATCAGAGGACGAAAGAAAAAAGTTTATGTTTTATGATACGGAGAAAAACCAAATAGACCTCCGCATAAGACTACAATACGATGGAATGAACCAATCCAACTTTTTTCGTGCTATGATTGCTGGATACTTGGAAAAAAACGAACACATTATGGAATACATCGCAGAATACAAAGAAAAATACATTATCCATAATAAAAAGAAACGCAAAGAAACAGCAAAACTGCTTGAGAAAGGCAGAGAGCTAGAAAAAAACTTTGCTTTAGACGAAGATGACATAGAAAACATCTTTGACATTTTAGAAAAGGAACATCCAGATTTATGAAAAAGAAATGCTTTGAAATGTGCGTTGACAATGACGTATCTTGCCCAGTAAATGACTGTCGCTATTGGATAAACTACGAACAAGATTTAAACTGCGCTATTGTATGTGCAAACGAAAACGGACCTTTATCTTTGCGAGAAGTATCAGACAGAATGGGCGTTAGTTTTGTAAGAGTAAAACAAGTGCAAGACATTACTGTTGATAAGTTTGTAAAAAGACTTGCAAAGCAAGGAATAAAAGAGAAAGATGTGATGGCTGTATTGGGTTCGCTTAAAAGCGGCGATGAAGACTATACACTAACATAATAAAAAAGGCTTTTACTTATTTTAAAGACTATTTAATAGAGACAAATGCTGTTTTTCACTTCAAGGAGTTATAAGAAATGAGCGACAAGAAAATGCTAAACGAAGCAACTGTACGCAAGATGATGAAGCTTGCTAACATTCCTTCCCTTACAGACAAATTTATCAAAGAAAACTACTTCGAATATCCAGTCGAAGAAGAAATGGCTTATCAGCGCGACGAAGAAGAAATGCCTATGGACGATGCTCCTATGGAAGAACCAGAAATGGAAATGGACGCTGAACTAGACATGGAAGAACCTGCTGGTGATGATCTTCCTGCTGCTGAAGAACTTGTACAAGACCTTATGGGTGTCCTTGAAAAGCATTTTGAAGATGTTGAGTTTAACGTTGAAGTGGAAGGCGGCGAAGAAATGCCTATGGATGAACCAGCAATGGAGATGCCTGAAGACGAGCCAGAAATGGACCTTGAAGAACCAGCTATGGACGAAGAAGAGCCTATGATGGAAACTGACCTTGAAGAAGAGGCTCTTGAAGAAGCCGACCTTGAAGAAGGCGATAGCCAAGCAGCAACAGATTTGCCTTACACCCAGTCGCCCGGTGAAGAAGGTGCTGCTGCTGAAGTCGCTGCTGATGAAGCATTTATGGAAGAAGAAACACTCGAAGAAGAAGAACTAGAAGAAATGGAAGACGGTGACGCTCACAGCAAGCTCATCGATGCCATTGCAGCAAAAGTTGCTGAACGTCTTCTTGCCGAGGCAAAGAAAACAAACGAATAAATAATAATAAAAAAGTTTGTTTAAAAAGTGAAGCCGGGTAAAAATCCCGGCTTTATTTTTTTGATTTGGTGTTTATAATATAGGTGTACATTTACGGAGGACCTATGGATTTTTGGACAGCTTTGTTCTTGTTTTTAGCAGGCGTATTTTCCCATCAACTTGGAAACTATCTTTTTATGCAAGCAAAAAAGGTTTTGTTTTATAACGATGTTGCTTTGGGAAGTTTAAGGATTTTTAAATTTGTTGTTGAATCAGCAGAAATAATGCACAAATTCAAATACGAAGAAATGGAGAAAAATAAAGTTTCAAAAGAAGAAATAGAAAAAGAAAAAGACAACGACAGAAAAATGCTTTTGGTTTGGAAAGAAGTCGCCATAACTGGAATAAAACAACTGCTTCCAGCGAATATGCAGAACTTGTTAAGATTTAATAACTGGGAAGAAGCAATGAGACTACTTACTAATAGAGACAAAAAGGAGTAAGATTATGCCATCGCTTACACCAGACAAGCCAAAGAAAACAAGAAAGAAAAAATCTAAACAAGAAGAATTTCCAGAAGAAGAACTACCAGGGCTTCCCGATTTCCCTATTATTTTTAATATGGACGGAGGACTACCCAAGTCTGAGAAAGAAGAAATCAGAACCATCGGCTTGTACGGTACAATCAAAGAAGAAGTATGTGCAGAGATTGTTTACTCTTTGATTATCTTAGATAAAACAGGAAAAAAAGTTATTCCTCCTGAAAAAGATAATCCAAAAGCCGAAGAAGAAATAGAATACAAGCCTATTGAGATGATTATCTCATCTTATGGAGGTTCTGCCGCCGACATGTTCTCTGTTTATGACACAATGAGAGAGGTAAGACAACGTTGCGACATTGAGACACAAGGTCTCGGAAAGATTATGTCTGCTGCGGTTCTTCTTCTTGCAGCAGGAACTAAAGGTAAACGCAAAATAGGCAAGCACTGTCGAGTTATGATTCACGGTGTTATTTCAGGGCAACACGGACACATTTCAGACCTTGAAAACGAAATGGAAGAAGCAAAGTGGACACAAGGACAATACGTCAAAGCACTTGCTGAAGAAACAAACATGACTGAAAAGTACATTAAAAAACTAATCGATAAAAAAGTAAACATCTACTTAGATGCTGAAGAAGCAGTAGATTTAGGGATTGCTGACATTATCGTATGAGGTGTATTATGAGTTGGAGAAAGAATTTTTACAACAAACGCTCTGCAAAGAAGCTTGGATGGGAACCTTCTTGGTTTAGTGCGTCAGGTTTTAACGCAGACTTAATAGAAAAAATCATCGCTTTCCAAGAAGAGCACGACCTCGAAGCAGACGGCTTGTGCGGAGAAATGACTTATCGCAGAAAAGTTGCCGCTCGTCAAATGCTTGTTCTTGGCGATGAGGAGATAGATAGTATTGACAACGCCAACTTTATTTACTGCGATGGCTTTAAAAAAAGGATTATGTGGGATAAAGTCAAAACTTCTTGGCTTCCAGACAACTGCTACAAGACCTATACAAAGTTTAGAAAACCTACAATGATCGTGACCCATTGGGACGCTGCTCTTTCAGCCGCTTCTTGCAAGCGCATTTTAGAGAAAAGAAAAATCTCTACACATTTTGTTATTGATAACGATGGAACCATTATCCAGTTGGTTGATACAAACCACGCAGCTTGGCACGCAGGCATCAGGAAAGTAAACAACGCTTCTATTGGTATTGACTTTTCTAACGCAGTCTACACCAAGTACAACCTTACTTATCAACGCAGAGGTCACGGATTGCGCCCAGTCATCGAGGATTGGCGCGTACACGGACGCAAGATTAAACCCTTCCTTGGGTATTACCCTGTACAGATAGAAGCCTACAAGGCACTATTAACTGCCCTTCACGAGCATTATGAGATAGAGCTTAAATGCCCTCTTACAGAAAACGGTAATCTTCTCCAAGGAGTTGACCCTGACGCAAGAGACGCCAAGTTTAAAGGAGTTGTAAACCATTACAACCTCACAACAAAGAAGTGGGATTGCTCAGGTCTACAACTTGATGAAATATTAAAAGAAATAACTTGAATTTATTTTGTAAGTGTTTATAATATAGAATGACGTATGCGAGGTATAAATGTCTAAACACTATCAGTCCGGTACAGGACTAAACGAAAAAATCCTTAATGGGGTCAACAAACTTGCTGATAATGTAGCAAGCACGCTTGGTCCAAAAGGAAGAAATGTCATCTTACACAAAAAGGGTGGGTCACCTATTATCACAAAGGACGGCGTAACAGTAGCCAAGTTTATTGAGCTTGAAGACCCGTTTGAGAATGTTGGGGCGCAGGTTATTAAACAAGCAGCGCAAAACACCAACACAAACGCAGGAGATGGAACAACAACTTCTACTGTTTTAGCAAGAGAAATCTTAATCCAAGCACAAAAGTATCTTGCTTCTGGTGTTTCGCCAGTAGAAATGAAAAGAGGGATGGACAAAGCAGTCACCGAGATTGTTAATAATCTTGATGAGCTTTCTATTCCTGTTTCCAGTCTCCAAGACATTAAGCACATTGCTACTATCTCTGCTAATGGTGATGAAACTATTGGTGAGTTAGTATCAACTGCTATTGACTTGGTAGGTAAAGACGGCTCTATAACTATTGAAGAAAGCAAGTCTCTTACAACTACATTAGATACAGTTGAAGGCTTTCGCTTTGATTCAGGTTATTTTTCTAAGTCTTTTGTAACAGATCAAAGAAGAGGTGCTGTTGTTTATGATGACCCTCTTATCTTGGTTACAGACCATCGCATTGAACAACTAGAGGAAATTTTACCTATCCTTGAGGTTGTAGCAAGAGAAAACAAGCCTTTAATCATTGTTGCTGAAGAAGTTGAAGGTCAAGCCCTCGCTGCTCTTATTATGAATACTGTACGCGGTTCTATGAAAATCGCTGCTGTTAAGGCTCCTCGCTATGGCGAAGAGCGTCGGGGCATCCTTCAAGACCT